TATTTCTAACAAATTTTTTAGCTACTTTTTCTGACATAGCTGGTTTCCAATTAACTGTGCCTAATGTCTTTTGTTTTATTACTTGCTGTGCTTGTTTACCTTCAAATAACTTAATACCTTCATCTGATGCTATCTCCCACTTATGTCTGCAATTAATACCACCACCATCTACTAATGAAGCTGACCAACCACTTTCAATTATCTGTGCTTCTGTTAATGGTCCAGCACTTGCATATTCTAAACACTCATCTCTTGTTCTTTCATCAATAGGACCTACATATACATACTTAGTATCAGCAGGGGCATCTTTCATCATAGTATTAGTTGCTACTCTTGAATAGGTATTTAATCTTGTATTTAGTATTGCTCTTTGTCCTGAAGCAGATGATGCTACACTAACTTGATTAAGTATCTCTGATGTTTGCATACCTGATATAGTAGCAGAATTAAGTATGTTCTTTAATTCAGAAGCATCTGTGCCAATAATCTCATCTAATACAGATATATTACCTGATAAGAATGATTCTAATGTTTGTTCATCTATTGGCATCTAAATCTCCAAAAGGTATGGTTTCTTCTAATACTACTTTGTGTTGTTGTATGTATAGTTGCTTTGCTTTGCTTATTTTTGCATCTAAAATAGCCTTTAAATCCATCTTTTCTAATGCTTGGATAAATTCATCAGGTGTTACTTTATCCTTTAATTTAAGCAAATCCTCAGTTAATTCTAATTTTGCTTTATCAAGTATTGCAGTTACTTGTTCAGAAACTTCATTTATTTTATCTTGGTTAGGCATTACTTTAGTAGGTCAGTTACTGATTTACTTGATTGCCAAAACTTACAAGACCAGTATCTTGCTTTTGTTTTGTCTGTTGGTTTGTTAGAATCACACTTGTGTCTTGCTCTAAATGATTTTCTTTTAGCATCACTTGCTCTTTTAATAGATAAGTTAGGGTCACCAAACATAACCTTCTTTACTTTATCACCTGACTTAACAAATACTTTAAACTTCTTTCTACCATATCCAGCTTCACCTTTAGTGATTCTTGAAGGTTTATCTAACTTAACTGACTTGCCTTGATACTCTGCCATTACTCTACTGGTCTTTGTAATGCTTGTAGTAATGCAGATTGAGGTTCTTCTGTTTCTTCTTCTTCAAGTTCCATCTCTGTTTCTTGCTTTTCAAATAGTATATCTAATGCTTCTTCTCTATCTAAATCAGGATTCTTTTGCATAAGTATATCTGCTTTATCTATAAGTCCATGTGCAAGTTCCCACTCCCACTTTTCTCTTTGCTCTTTATCATTAAGAACTTCTATTGCTTCAGAAAAGTCTACATCTTCTAAATCACCTGCATCTTTACCATCTTCTACTGCTATAATAACTCTTTCTAAATCAAATAGTTTATGCTCTACTTCTTTCCATCTTGTAACATCAGACTTTCTATCATCTGTTAGTTCCATATTTCTTAGCTTAAGTGCTACACCTGAAGCAGCAGTTGAACCTTCAACAAATGAAGTAGGTAGATGATAGTTCTGTGCTAACATCTTATAACTGCTTTGTATGGATTCATCAAGTGCTGGAACTGCATTAGGAGGAGAAACAATGCTTATACTACCATCAACACCTAAGTAATTAATCTTATCTTGACCAATCTCCATTGTGTCTTTATCTATACCTGCTCCATTAACAAACAGATAACCAAATGATTGGAACATTATGTTAGCATTCTTATTAGTTTCTGCTACATTAATAGCTAAGTTTGTTTGTATTAAATCAGTTGAAGCATTAGTATCTAAGTAATCTGTTTCAGGCTTACCATCTCTAAAGCATTCTACAAATGGTAATACACCATAAGGATTAACCATATCAGGATTATCATCATGTGTATACATCTTTCCATTCTTATCAAATATAAAGTGATTTTCAGAATCCCAGTATGCAAACTGTTCAGGAGTAGTATCCAAGACCTCTGCTTTGTCTGCAATAGGATAAACAAAAGCATAAGGGTTAAGTGGGTCATCATCAAATAATGGTTCATAATCCATAATAATATCATATTCTATACATTGATTCCCATCAGCTTTTATTCTCCAGCAAGGTTTAATTAATACACCATCTAATAGGTTAGTCATTCTTTCTAATCTTTGCAACTTATGGTCTTTACCATTAAAGTAATCAACTACATCTTCATTTGAATATGTTCTTATAGGTGATTGCATATACACAAGTGATATTCTGTTTATAATTCTTTTTGTTATATTAACATTACCAATAGGCACTTTAGATAATGTAGAATCACTAAAATAATCACCTACATATTCTTTAGTGTTTCCTTTATAGTAATCAAGTGCTTTGTATCTACTATTCTTCCACTTGTTCTTTCTTTGTTGATTAATGTCCCATTTACTCATTAAGACACTTAGTTCACCTATGTTTGGTATCATATCTTGCTCCTATTATCTATCTTGTGTTCCTATTACTGGTTTAACTACTGGAAATTCCCAATCTACACCATATCCAAAAGCATCAGACATGTGTGTCAATTCTTTATTACTTTTATCTATATCTCTGCTACCTTCTTTGTTAGTAACCTTTTCTAAATCCCCAATTAACATCTTACAAGATTTATCAATGATAATATTATCTTTTGATAAGTTGTTATTAACAGCATTTACTCTATTAACAACTCTTGGATTAATATGTTTTACCATTACCCTTATCCCATTTCTTCTAACTATATCTATATCTGAATATTGTGCTGATGAATGTCTTGAACTACCTGTTGCATCAGGATAAGCATAATACACCTGATTAGGATACATTCTTCTTATTTCATCACACATTCTTTGTGTCATTAAATCTCCTTCACCTCTATGGTATAAGGCAATCTCTTTGACCACTCTAATAAAAGGCTTTTGTTTGTAGACTTGGAAGATGACTGCTGATAATGGGTCAACATTCCAGTCCATTCCAATTCTGATGGGCAATCTACTGTTATAGGATACTTCAGCTGTGTGCTGTTCTCTATTGAAAGCATAATAAGTTGCTCCTCTACTTAAATTAACAAACTGACCTTCCATATATGCTTGTAGCATCTTTTCATCATAGTTGCTTTCAAGCAGTTTAATGTAATTCTCAGGTAAGTAAGTATTATCTTTTGTCTTACCATGAATTAACAATCTATCATCATTATTATCTTCTACAAATATCTTATGGCAATAGTGATAACCCTCTGGAGTAGAAACAATAAACATCTGACAATCATCTGCACCCCTCATTCTACCTATTGCTTTTTTAAATGCTATATCACAATTCTTATATGATTCTACATCAAACTCATCAAAACCTATATAGTTTAATTCTGCTCCAATAATCCTTTGTGGCTTTTGTAATTGATATATTTTAATTGTGCCATATGGTGTAGTGAACTTATGCTTTGCTATGTTGTATTGATAATAAATACCTTTAGCTTCAAGTAGTTCTTTAAATGGATTTACAAATAGTTCTTCTGCTAAATCATAAGTAGGATATATAATCCAACCATTAGAAACACCTTTTTTATTCTTTTTTGTTATATGTGATACAAATACTTTATGAGTGAAAACATGGGTTTTACCACTTCCAAATCCAGCAATAAGTCCTGTAATAGGTTTCTTTGATGTCAAAAAACTCCATTGATGAGGAAAATAATTTTTCTTATGTAAAGTTAAATTATAACTCATCAAAGTTTATATCAGCTATATTTTTAGATATTTGTAATTCTTGTTTCTCTGTGTAACCTCTTTTCTTACCTTTACACTTTAAAAAGAATATAATAGCTGTTATATCACCTTTGTTGATTTTATTTAATAACTGATTTTCTGCAAGGTCTATTAAGCCTTCTTTAATATTATCACATAGTTCACTAAATGATTCATCTTCAATCCATCTGTAATAAGTTTGTCTTGAAATGTTTGCTTGAGTACAAGCTGCTGAGATATTACCAAGATTCAACTCCAAGCCTTGTAAGAACAATTCTTTTTTAGTTAGTTTTGTAACCTTTGTTACTTCAGAATCTCTGTTTTCTGTATTTTTATTCATATTTTCCTATATGTAATATAACATCTCTACTTAGAAAAAAAAGTAAAATATTGTTTATTTAACCTTTTCTTATGCTTAACTGCTTCAGCTTTTGTTAAGAACTTCTTACCATTTACTATGTATATAAATCCTAATTCTTGTTTAATGTCTTTGTTCATATAATAATCTCTGTATAAGATTCTTTATCATCATATTCTTTTGTTGCTCTAAGTTCTATCACTTGGCTATCATCTAAATAAACTACTTTGTTCATACAATCCATATAGAACTTTACATAATTATCTACATCAGGTCTTTTAATATGATATACTGGTGCTGTTTTTTTTAATTCATTAGCATATTTACCAGTTCTAAAGTGATTTTTTGGTCTCTTAATGTGAAACACAAATCTAATTTTTAAATCATCTGTGTATGGTTCACCAGTAAACTGCTCCTTTATTTGTTGTATTGCTATCTTCTTATCTTTGCTTGATGGGTCATATACAAACCCTCTTGCAAATCTGTGTCTTTTTTGTGCTATGCAGTTATCTATTCTTAATTTCATAATTAAAGGTTATGGCTGCCTATATAGTGTGAGTTGGAGAAACATATAGGGATAGTATATGCTTGATAGACAGCCATAGGTTTTATAATAATCCCAATTCTTTTTTTCTTTCTTCATCAGATGCTGTGTTATTATCTGCTTGTTTAAATCTTTTTTGTTGCTCTTGGTATTCTGCTTCTATTCTTGCTTCTCTTTTAGCAATATCTTCATCACTTGCAGATTGAAACTTCATGTTAGTGTTAAATTTCTTACTATTCTTAACCCAAGTAGACATTCTTTTTCTTACATTAAATATGCTTTGTTGTTGATACCTTAAAACCTGCCCACCATCATTGTGTTCTGTCCAGTATTCTATGAACTCCTTAATCATAACAGGGTCTAACTTCATATTAATAACTTCTTTTTCTACTCTTTTTGCAAATTCTTTCTTTTTAGTATCTACATCTTTAACCTTATCTATATCTTTATCTTTAACACTTAGTTCAGAGTATTCATACTGTATATTATATTTCTTTAACAGTTTAATAACTGACTGATGAACCCTTACTGAAGGATTTAACACTCCATATTGAAAACTAATATATTTAGATAAGAAAAATTTATTATCACCTAATTCTACTATTTGTGAACCAAATGCTTCCATTATTTCATCTAATGTATAATCTTCACCTATTTGAAATGATAGTAAATCAATATCACATTCCCATATTCCAGCATGATTACATTTACTGATTAAATAAAACCATACTACTTTTAATCTAACTGGAAGTTTTCTCCAATTAGGTTTTTCCCACATAGATGTTGTTATGAACCTTTTTGCCATGTCTGTTTCTCCTTTTGTTATCACTACTATCCCTTGCTGTTTTTTGTTGCTTTTCTTTCTGCAATAAATAATTTTCTAATCTCATCATATATGCTGTTATACTCTTGACATTTTAATACATGTTCTTTTGTCAACTTTGGTTCTAACTTATCATAAATGCTCATTTTAGGCATTTCTAACATAAAAGGTGTTACTTCTAACATCATAGAATATTTTTCAGCATTCTTATCAAGTAAATCTAAATCAACTTTTATATTTTTTGTCATTTTAAATGTATATTCCTCAAAAATGTTAGTTAATTTATCATTTTTAAATAATCTTCTAACAAAATATTTTCTTGTATATTGCACATATAAAGGACCACCTTTATGACCATAAAAAACCTTATTATAATCTTCTTTAACTTTTGTAATTACACCTTTTCTTAGCACACCATTTTTACCACAAGATTGATGGTCATTAATCCTATATGCAATCATATTACCTGCAACTAAAGATACATCAGAAAAACTATTACTATAAGTTCCTGCACCAAGCAATGGCAAAGATTCATATTTTGTTCCACCAATTTTATCTAAATCTTTTGCTGCCCATTGATTATCTTTCAATAACTCACCATCATAATTTTCTTTCAAAGGTTTAAAATCATAAGTATTTACAATTTCTTTTTTATCAATTTTGTCACAAAAATAATCATGCATTACTTTACTATATATTTTATAACCAGTTTGTGAATCTAATTTTAATGTTTTTGCCATTGTTTCTCCATTGTTTTTTTATTATAAATTGATTAACTCACTTAACCAATAACATAATATATAATATTATAATAATATAAAACAACACTTTTTTTATTTTTTTTAACTTTTATTAGTATTTGTGTTTATATAATTGTTAATTGCTTCATCAACTATACCTGATATTGTTCTATCATTTAATGCACAATACATTCTTATTTTTTGATGTGTTGCTCTTGATAATTGAACACTTTTGTTTATTTCTTTGTTTTTATTCTTCATCACTCCAGTAACTCCTATATTGACTTTTTCTTAACAGTTCTCTTTTCTTTAAAGCATACTTCCTTGATTCTGCTGACTTGCAAGGTCTACAAATGTTCTGATAACCACCATAAGCAGAATTTCTTATTAAGTTCTTTTTCTGTATCTCTTTTTTGCAAGTTCTACATACTCTCATAAATGTCCCAAAAAGGTATTTCCCACATTAGTTTTTTACAATCATTTGGGTTTTTTTTCTTTTCACACCAAGTAGTGACCTTGTAATCATTTTTATTTATTAAATCTTCTAAATCACAAAGTCTTATTTGTAATATTGTATCTTCTAAAACAAGAGCAGTTGGGCTAACAAAAGATTTATTAT